TGGCGCTCTCTCTGCCATACCACCACCTGCTAATAATCTAAAATTAGGTGCAAAAGTTTCTTCTATTTTTTCTTCTTCATCAGGTTTTAATACTTCTGGTATAATAGGTATAATAGGTTGTTTAGGCCCATCATTTCCTTTAGGAGGTTTAGGGCGTCCATCAGGACCAAAAAAAGCATCTTCAAATTCACTTTGAGTTATATCACCAGTGGTTTCAGCTTTATCTATTGCATCTATAGCTCTGTCTACGTCTGTTAAATCCTCTCCTGTCATTCCATATTCATCAAGATCTGGACTAGATTTTTCATAAACATCTAATTGTGGAGTAGTTATATTTGCTATTGTTCCAAAAATACTTGGAGAAAATCCTTTTAACCCTCTCTTTTGATCTATAAGATTTTTTAAACTTAATACTCTAAATCTTTCTGCAAAATTTAATTTTTTATCTTTCTCTGTTTTTTTAGCTTGTCTTCTGTTATAATCTCTAATAGCTCTATTTTTATCATAATCTTCTTGAGCTTTTTTATCTGTTACTTGATAGTCCCCTGTTCCCATATCAGTTCTTCCCGATACATCTGGACCTTCAGCTCCCCCATAAGTTCCACCAGACCCCGGACTTGTATCCACTTGACCCGTTGGTGAACCAAAATCTCCTTCTAAAGAAGGTAAGCCACCAGGGCCTCTATTTGGTTTACCATTTAATGATCCATATAAATTTAAATTAACAAGTATGTCTTCTTCTTTGGGTGTAATATAAGCTAGTTTTGCTGTAGGTGTATCTGGTGATGATTTAGCTATCTTTGGTACAGTTATCATTTCAGATGGCATATAATTCATGACACCTGCTTGTTCTACAGGTTCACCACCTTGTTTTAACATTTGTCTGAATTGTTGTGCTCTAGTTATGGCCATCTTACTATCTTATTTTGTTTCTCCAAATAAATCAAGGCTCGGCATAATAACCCTAACATCTTTTCTTATGTCAGATTCTGGTATACCTTTGGCTTTCCAATCAGCATCATCCTTATATACTTCGCCTGTTTTCATATTTGTTATTGTTGTTATAATCTCTTTTGGTTCTATTGTTGGTATGTCTTTCACTATGTTGTTACCTCTCTTGGCTGTATTTCTAATATAGAGGCTATGACGTGCAGCTCGTTCGCGTCAGCAGCCTGTACTTTCAATACCTCACTCTCTTCCATTACAAGAGGTTGAGTTAAAAGTTCTGTTGTTGCTTTAGATCCTATTGCTTTGTCTTTGTATAAATTAAAAATAGCACCACTAGCATTTACTAATGTTACTGTTATTGTGCTTCCTGATGCAGCATCTTCCGATACTAATAATGATTTTACAACAGCAGATTTAAAACTAGGCACTGTATATAGTGTCGTTAGGTCTGTTGTTGTTAAATCTGCTTTTTTATTTATAAAACTATTTGCCATTAATTTAAAAAGAAGTTTTGTGCTTCTACCTCATCTTTTAATTCTTCTTGAAACGTTGTATTTAATTTTTCTACAATCGCATCAAGATCTCTGACCTGTGCTTCTGCTGTAGGCAGATCATAGTCTTTACTTGGTCTTGTTAATACTTGTACTATTTTTGCCATTATCTACGTCCATCTGGTTGTATATCTAATCTAAAAGTTCCTAATTTCCAACTTTGATTAGTTGTTGTATTTGCTATCTTTAATGCAACAGCTCTTGCTCTTGCACGTGTGTCTACTTTTTTTGTAGATGATGATACAGTAAATGGTCCAAGTGCTGAACTAGCTTGTGTATCATTTGGAAAGTCTCTTAACTGTATAGTTACTTGTGTATTACCAGTTTGAGATATAAAGTCAGGTATAAATCTTCTTATCTTCATTATAAACTCACCATCTCCTCGTAAATCAGCCATTCCTGTTGATTGTCCTGTAATACCTCTTCTTTGACTAATGTCAAAATCTCCTGAAGATATAGTTGCAACAATAGCTGTTGTGGCACCACCTTTAACTTGATCAGTTCCTGTTTCGTGTTCATAGTATATTGTGGAACCTTCCGTGTTACCAACAACATCAAAAGAAGTATCCGTAGCTGCATCATATTCTAATGCGTGTGGGCTACCAAATACCGCAGAGTCTTCCCACATGGTTCTAGCTAATGTGCCTACAGTCCACACAGGTCTTTGTGGTGATGAATCAAAATAATTATATGCAACCATTTTATTTACAACACTAGATCCTGTTGTTGGGTAAAACCAAATAACTTCACCAAACAAATTATTTAATCCTGCAGATACCATTTGGTTACCAGATTCTAAATTTCTGTCCTGCAAGTCCACAGTTAGTTCCTACTTGTGCAAAGGCAAACGTAAATGGTTGACCAACAAAACGTTGTGTAAATAAAGCTGTATCAGTCCAAACATAGATTGCATCTCTACCTCTAATAGCTCCTCTTATTTGTGAACCATCAGCTAATCTTTGTGTACCAGCTGTATTAGTTGCTGTAGGTGTATAAGTGTTTATATCCTCTTGATCTGAGAATCTAACAAACATATCATCTTGTGTTGTAGGTGTTCCTATTGTTGTTTCTGTTCCAAAAAATACTAAGTGTCTATCCGGTGTAGATACAATCATATGTCTTGATGCAGTTGGTGCTCCAGATATAATTGTTGCTCTAGTATTTTCTGCACCAGTGGCCGCAGAATTCCATTCAAATACAGCACTATCATGAATTAAACAAATAGCTTTGTCACCAAAATTATCTAATGACCACATACCTGGTTCTAATACTAAATCACCTGATGCCGCCTCTCCCCATGCTACAAAGTTTGTTGTACTAGTTACAGTTGCTCCACCACTATGTGCAGCTTTTGTTGTACCTCTAACTTCTCTAGTTACACCTGTAAGTTCATTACCTGATATACCAGTATAAGAAATTTCTTCATTGTCTATTTTTATAAAGTTTGTACCAGAACTTGGAAATTGTGATACATCTCCTAATATGATTCCTGTAGTTACAGTATCATTAATACCATTTGTTAACGTTGTTGTTGGTTCACCCGCTACTTCACCACCCCATGATCCAAGTGACCAACCAAAACCTTTTGCTTGTACAGCTGGTCCTACAGGATAATAGTGTTGTACTCTAATACCACCTGATGTAGTTGCACCAGATCCTGACTCGTTTGATGGCATAGTAATTGTTATAGTTGTGCTTGTAGGCACAGTTGTAACCATAAATTTTTTATCGTTAAAATCCGTAGCACTAAAATTAGAATTTGTAATTGTTGAAAAATTATCTAATAATATTATATCATTTTCACTTATACCATGATCACCACTAAAAGTTATTGTAACAACGGCTGATCCATTAGTTGTGCTAAATGCATTTGTAAGTGTTGTTGTAGTTTTGATTGGATGTATGTCATAAAATACACCACCTGAATATGCATATAAAATTCTGTTTGTGCCAATGATTGCGTATTTTCTAGCTTTACTATTTACAAAATGATGAAGTCCTCTACCTGCACCTGTAAGTTTATCATCACCTAATTGTTTCCAACCACCTATTTTTTCTGGTGTACCATATCTAAACCTAACATTATCACAGTCAATCCATTGACCTTCTACATCAAGCAAGACTTTAGTGCCTTTGGGTGCATTGGGCTTATGTATGTTCTTATACTCGTCTATGACGCTGTCAACCCCCGTACCGTCGATAAATATAGGCCAGGGATCTCCACCTAAATTTAAAGTAGTAGATATTTCACAAGAAGGTCTATCTTTGTGTCTTTTTAATTCATCACCTTTTTTATATATTCTTGCATACGAATATGTAGGAATTAAATTTAATCCGGTTTCTTTAGCCATAACAGGTAACATCTTTACTAATAATGTTTCCATAGCAAAATCTGCATAATGTGAATATGTATTTGGAATCTGTTGATCTGTCCATGTCCCTAACATACCATTATCATATGTAATATTATTTTGATACATCCAAGCTACTGCATCTCGTTTAAGAAGAAAATAATTAAATACAAAGTTAGCCAACTCGTATGATATTGCATTTTTTATTATTTGATATTTATTGAAAGCCATGTTGTATAAAATTAAAACTTACTGATATTCTTATATCATTAGATTGATTTGGTTCAACATTATGCCATAGATAAGCAGGAAAAATAATTATTCTATTTTCTTGAGGTTCCAAATGAACTTCTCTCCATAAATTTTTAGGTGGTTGTCCAGATTTTCTTACTGGCATATTTAATTGAATTCCTGGTCTTGGATCATTACAAACTAATTTACCAGAGTCTTTTGGAGCTTTTACATAATACACACCACTAAATAAACTATTAGGATGTATGTGAGGAGCGTTATATCCACCAGGTGGATTTATATTAGCCCACATGTTTCCTAACATGGGTTCTCTATCTAACCATTCTTCTTTCCATATATCATTTATCATTACAAACAACTCATCTACCAAAGGTTTAAATACAGGTATCTCATGCATCTCTGTTGTAGAATGCCAACCATTATTACGATTTGTTTTTTGAACACCAGGATCTCGTTTAGACCATTCAACTATTTCATTAGCAAATAATTGATTATTTAACTTTACATCTTTACCATATATAGTTGTTGGAAAAAATTGTTCTTGAATCATCTAAATGGTTTGCCTCCAAACCAAACAACAAGAGATTGTCTAACTCCACGTTTTACAGGATTAACTCTGTGATTTAAAAACGATGCAAATACTATTGCATGACCTTGTTTTAGTTCAGCAAACTTACCTGGTGCCATAAGTTCAAGATCACCACCCTCAAATTCTGATGGATCATTTAATAATAAAGTCATTGATATTTTTCGCACCGGTGGTTCGTGGTTCATGTTTACATCACAATCCATATGCCAATCGTAAAACCCTCCTTCAGGATATTCTGTAAATTGAGCTGGTTCTGTAATTCTAATATCTCCAAAACCAAAATGATTTTCATTTGCTTTTTGTATAAAATTATTAAGATCACGATACATGTGTTCCATTTCTTTAAAGGGTATCCAAGAAATTGTTGTAATTCTTTTTTTTGTATCTGTGCCTCCACCTGGTTTACCCATACCAACTTGTGCTTTTTCTGGTGGTCGACTTCTACCACATTCAATAATTTGTCTACATTGATCTGGTGTAAATAATGGTGTTGTAGTTTGCACTATCCAACTCTTCCATTTAGGTTCTGTAATAACTTTATTTTCGTACATTAACTTACTCCTCTATTTTTAATTGGGTCATATTCAACATCCATATTTGCTGCAAGAGTTCTTCTGTATCCAGGTCCATTAAATGGATATACACAGTGTCTTATATCATATGGAAAAATATAAAAATCTCTTTCTTTAATTTCTGGTTGATAATCTATATTAGTAAACATACCATTAGATGATCCTAAAATTTGTAGTTTACCATTTTGTGGTTGATCAGCTGCGGAATACTCCACACCATAAGATTCTGGTAATTTTAAAATCATAACAGAAGATAAACCTGTAAATAATGTTCCTTGGTGCACATGCACTGGATTGTATTCGTTTTCAAACATAGTGTTAACCCAAATAGAATTTAAGTGCATATTATATTCTCTTATCTTATTCCATTCTAAATAATGTGTAAATGTTTGATGGAACCATTGCAAAACGTTTTGTGGTAAATGATTATGTTTAGTCATCCTTGTACTGTCTTCTCCACTATAAAATAAACTATGTTCTTTTTCTATTTTACCAATTAACTGTTTGTTAGCAGGTTTAAGTTTAGGATATTTTGTTTCATAAATATGATTAATAATATTATATATATCAAGTGGCACCTGATATCTTAATACTGATTGACCTAAAAATACAAAATTAAATTTTGGGTTTTGCGCCGAGATCATTTGTTAATTGCTCTTTCTTGTTGTAAATCATTTCACCTGATTTTTTAACTCTTTCTATTGTTTTTAATTGACCTA